AAACAATGCCCTATGAACGAAAAGGAAAATGTGTCTACAAGACAGGCGAATCAAAACCAGTAGGCTGTTCTAAAACAGTAGCGAAAGCAAAGAAGTACTTAAAGAAACTTTATTCGGTAGAAGAGATTATTCGCGAAGAGATTAAGAAATACTTACAAGAAAGGAGAGACAAATAATGGAACACTTAAAGAATGCCTTAGTAGGCGCTAAAGAGATCACACTAGATGTGGTACATGCTGTAAAAGATGAAGTGGCCGCCGGCGTACGAAGACCTGCGTGGTGGGTCGTCGTTTCTGCAGCCGTCCTACTCGGACAGTGTTTATAGGGAGAACATATGATGAGTTATACAAAAGCTAAGTTAGATAGATTAGTGGAAAAAATGATTTCACGAAAGTTTATGGTATGGTTAACTGCAACAGGGCTTATGGCGTTTTCAACGTTAACCTCTGGTGACTGGGTAATGATCTCGGCAATTTACATCGGAGGTCAAACTGTTATTGACGGCATCGCTAAGATGAAAGGTGTTGGATGATTTCCATCGATTGGCTAAAACTACTAGGATGGCTACGTACAAACTGGAAAGTTATTGCTATCATTTTCCTAAGCACTGGAATGTGGGCCAAAATGCGCTATGATTATAAGCAACTAGAAAATGCGTATCAAGCCACAGAGGAATCTTTACAGAACCAAATTCAAGGACTACAAGACATCCACGCTGAAGAATTACGCCGAAAAGAAATGGCCCTCCAAACCTACAAAGAAGCTTTAGAGGTCTTAGAGCGAGAATACCACGCAGAACAAGAAAGAGTAGAAACTGAAGTCGAAGAAGAACGCGTTCAAATTATTGAAGAGATTGAGGAGCGACAACAATTTTCTGAGAACAAAGACGAGTTAGCAGAAAGAATAGAAGACACACTGGGATTTGAATATGTTCCTTAGTTTATTAATGCTAATAGGGATTGCTCATGCTGACGAGCCACAGTTTACGATTCTGGGTCAAAATGAATGCGCATCGTTTGAGGGGGTTCTTTTTAACAAAGAGGCCACCGCCGAATTGTTGGTCTTGGAAGAGCGCGTAAGATTGAACTGTGAAGCTACGTTAAACTATGAATTGCAAAGACAAAGAACTGAATTTGATCTAGAGCTTTCCAATTTAAATATCCGATTGGAATCGTTGCAAGAAGAATATGACTTACGCATTAGTGAAAAGGACTTAGAAATTGCACGCCTCCAAGAATCTTTGCTGAATCGCTCACCAGAAAATCGAGCATTATGGATCGCCGGCGGTGTGGCCATTGGAATTGTATCAACCTACGCAGCCTATAGAGTGTTTAATGAAAGACCCTGATAAAATTGCAGCCATTGAAAAAGCCATTGCTAAGAAATATGGTAAAGAAGCTATTCAAAATCCGAAAGGAAATTGGACCACGGATAAGGAAAAAGAATACCTTAACCAAATGAAAGAATTTTATGAGAAAAATCGCTCCGCGGAACAGTGGCAAGAGAAAATAGACATTAATGGGATTAAAGTATCTAAAAAACTACTTAATAGAGAATCTCTGAAATATTGTCCTGTTTGTGGAGCCGCTCCGCAAAAAACTATGGATGATGTGTGCTTCGTTAAATTTGAATGTTGCTCTACTTGCTATATTAAATACGTCGAAGACAGAGAAGAAAGATGGCTAAAAGGATGGAGACCGGATGAAGATCACTAAGGCGCAACTAAAAGAGATTATTCTGGAATCTTTGCAAGAAGCAGAGCAGGCACAAGCATCGGATGCGACCGCGCAGGAGATGGAAGCTCAAGGCGTGGCATCTGTAAAATTAGCTTTAGAGCGGGTTCAACAGCGATTGTTGAACGATGCGCAATTCGTGCGTGCTATTAAATTAGTGCAACAGAATGAGCGCGCCCAAGCTCAGTTTATCGCACAATTACAGAGTCATTTATTCGGCACAACTGCAGCCGACATCACCAAATCAGCAACGCGTCAGCGCGCTGCAGCCCAACAGATGAAATTAGGAGACAATCAATAATGGCAACAGTTTATGAAATAGTGCAAGGGCTAGCCCAAGCAGCCGCCAATGCATATGATGGAGCACTTGGGGAAGATTATGAACCCGATAAGCCCGGTATTTTACGCCGTGAAGAAGGCAATGCGCTCATTGACCAGCGTGTCATGGACGGATTTAACGTAAAGTTTTATGGCAATATGATGTGTTTGACATATCAATCTGAGATCCAACTTAAAGAAGTTTATGCTTCGGGGTTTGAGTCGGAAATTGATCAACGTCTTGAAGATATTGCAGGATGGCTTAAAAAGGAATACAAAAAAATTACTGGCAATAGCGTCTCTTTAACTGTAGAAGGAGAAGCTGATGTATTTGTCCAGAATACCTCTCGTGTACGTACCTGGGTCCAGGCTAAAAAACACTATCGCGTCGGAGGCTTGGCCGAAGAGATGAACAACGATACTGGTTCTGAGGCACCGTTGGAGTCTAAGTGGAAGAGTTTCTTAGACCAAGGGGGCTGGAACGGCAAAGGAGGCGCTCGTCCCGATAACGATACAAGGAAGAAAGAGTAATGAATATTACGAAACAGCGCCTTCGCGAGATTATCGAAGAGGAGTATTATATTGACCTTATCAAAGAAGAATGGAAATATTCTCAATGGGGTCGGAACTCGGACGGCTCTGAGCGAACCCGTGAGGAATGGGCTAGACATGTTCTACAGAACCCCGATCAGTATGACCGGTCCGAAGTTTACGACGCACAACAGCTAGAAAAAGAAGGGTTCCCTCCGCACAGAGATGAGTTTGTAGGAGTTGTAGAGCCGGCCAGAGTATCTGCACCAGTACGTGATTCTCCCGATGATTTGGCTAGAATTGCACTGGCATGGGAAAGCTTTATTGACAACACAAGTCGAGAGAATATCCCTCAAGCGATCGCCACTTTGCGCGCAGACGGACGTCTTTCCGGAAAGTACCAAGGACAAACTATTTTACCTATCCTTAAAACTTTGTATCACAAATTAAGAAACTACGAACAACATGCCTAATGATTAATGAGCTTTCAATTATCCCGAAAAGACCAAATAAAAGAGATTGTAAAGTGCGGAAAAGAACCCGCTTACTTTCTGAAGACCTATGCTCGAATTTCGCATCCGCTTCACGGCTTAATTCTGTTCGACACCTACGACTTTCAAGATGAATTACTCACAGATTTTAATGATTATCGTTTTAATATTATTCTGAAAGCAAGGCAGCTTGGAATATCGACGATTACGGCGGGCTATATCGTCTGGATGATGCTTTTTCATCGGGACAAAGCGATTCTCGTCATGGCCACTAAATTTGCAACCGCTGGTAACTTGGTTAAAAAAGTTAAAAGCATCATGCGAAATGTACCTGATTGGCTAAAGATTGCACAAATTAGTGTAGATAACCGCACCTCGTTTGAATTGTCTAATGGTTCATCCATCAAGGCCGCCTCCACATCTGGCGACGCGGGTCGTTCAGAGGCTCTATCACTCTTGGTGCTGGATGAGGCTGCTCATATCGAAGGCTTAGAAGAGTTGTGGACCGGTCTCTATCCCACTCTCTCTACCGGTGGTCGCTGTATTGCACTGTCTACTCCTAATGGTGTAGGTAATTGGTTTCATAAAACGTGCACAGATTCTGAAACCGGGGCTAACAATTTTCATCTCACTACTTTACCGTGGGATGTGCATCCGGATCGAGATGAAGAGTGGTATAAAAAAGAAACTAAAAACATGTCCAAGCGCCAAATTGCGCAAGAGCTTGAATGCAATTTCAATACTTCAGGGGAAACAGTTATCGATCCTGATTGCATGCAATGGATGTTGTCGACAGTCAAAGAACCTAAGTACCGAACAGGCTTTGATCGGAATTTTTGGATTTGGGAAGAATTTGATCCCACCTGCAATTACTTGCTCGTAGCAGATGTTTCGCGCGGAGATGGCATTGATTATTCCACCTTTCATATTGTTAAACTTGAAACACTAGAAATCATTGGAGAGTACCAAGGAAAGCCCACGTTAGATATGTTTGCTAATATGCTCAACAGCGTAGGTAGAGAGTATGGGTCATGCATGCTTGTAGTAGAAAATAACAATGTAGGGTATTCGGTATTAGACAAACTCAGTGGAGATTACCAATACCCAAATATTTATTACTCTATTAAATCTACCCATGAATACATTGAACAGCACCAGGCTGAAGTACGCTCTTCAGCAGTTCCCGGATTTACCACCTCCATGAAGACTCGACCGCTCATTGTAGCCAAATTGGAGGAGTTTATCAGAAACAAACTAATTACCATATATTCTTCTCGTACCGCCAACGAGATGAAGACTTTTATTTGGAGAAATGGTAAGCCACAGGCGATGAAGGGATACAATGATGATTTGATTATGGCATTGGCAATTGCATGTTGGGTAAGAGATACTGCACTACAAGCGAATGCGAGAGATTTAAATTATCAAAAAGCCTTTGTCAACTCGATCATTACTACGAAAACTTCAATGGATACGCGAATTAAAGGACAACACGGCTACAAGAAAGACAATATTTTTGATAAAATGAGTGAAGCTAAAACCATTTATGAGCAATATAAGTGGATCATCAAGTGAGAAATTAAATGGCACCTAAAAAACCCAATTCCGGCAATCCTGTAAATCGCAATACTGCCCTTTACAAAGCGCTAACCAGACTATTTTCTGGTCCGATTATCAATTATCGTTCTCAATCGGGCCGGCGCATCCGTCGTCAACATCTAGACAAGTTCAGTTCTCGCTTTAAGTCAGCGTCAGGTCAGCAGTTCAAAAAGACTCTGTATAATCCCCTTGATACTATCGCGACAAATGCTATCCAAAACCAAAGGCGTTCGGAAAGATATATTGATTTCGACCAGATGGAATATATGCCCGAGATTGCATCTTCTATGGACATTTACGCCGACGAAATGACGACCTATTCATCACTTAGTCCTATGTTGAATATTCAATGTGGCAATGAGGAGATCAGGGCCGTGCTCTCGGTTCTTTTTAGCAATATCTTAAACTTGGAATACAACTTGTTTGGCTGGGCGCGCACCATGTGCAAATATGGTGACTTTTTCTTGTACATGGATATCGATGATAAGTACGGAGTTCAGTCAGTTATTGCGTTGCCGCCTCAAGAGATTGAGCGTTTAGAAGGGAAAGACTCCACTAACCCCAACTATATTCAATATCAGTGGAACTCTGCCGGTATGACTTTTGAAAACTGGCAGATTTGTCATTTTCGTATTCTGGGCAATGACAAATATGCACCCTACGGCACTTCTATCCTAGAACCCGCGCGCCGCATTTGGCGCCAATTAACTTTGATGGAAGACGCAATGATGGCTTATCGGGTTGTACGTTCTTCTGAACGTCGTGTGTTTAAAATTGACGTCGGCGCTGTACCTCCCGAAGATGTGGAACAGTTCATGGAAAAGATCGTCACCCAACTAAAAAGACACTCAGTAGTAAACCCTGACACTGGCCGCGTAGACTTGCGTTATAATCCAATGTCTATTGAAGAAGACTATTTCATTCCAGTTCGCCCCGGCTCTGCCACTACAATTGAATCGCTAGCCGGCGCACAAAATATTACAGCCATTGACGATATTAAGTATTTGCGCGACAAGCTGTTCTCTGCGTTAAAGGTGCCTCAATCATATTTGACTATGGGAGAAGGTGGCGAAGAAGACAAAACCACCTTAGCCCAAAAAGACATTCGATTTGCCCGCACTATTCAGCGACTACAGCGTGTTATTATCGCCGAGCTTACTAAAATTAGTATTATTCATCTTTATACATTAGGCTTTCGGGGAGACGATTTACTCTCCTTTAAACTATTGCTCAATAATCCGTCGAAGATTGCGGAGCTTCAAGAAATCGAACACTGGAAGCAGAAGTTTGATATCGCAGGCTCAGCGACTGAGGGCTATTTTTCGCGTCGTTGGGTTACCGAACATATATTCGGCATGTCTAACGAAGAGTTCACTCGCAATCAGCGCGAGATGTACTATGACCGCAAACATGACGCCGCGCTTCAAGCCGTTGCCGAAGCTGCAGCTGCCGGCGCGGGTCCAGGTGCCCTGGGCGGCGGCGAACTTGGTGGTGATCTTGGAGGCGATTTAGGTGGTGATCTGGGTGGTGATCTCGGAGGAGATCTCGGAGGTCCACAAGAGATGCCAGCATCTGACGCAAGTCCCGAGCCGGCCGCCGATGCAGGTGGCGCCGACGAATCGCCACTTTTAGCCGTTCCGCCCGGTTCTCGGAATGCTCCACGTACATATGAGAAAAGCACCTACACTCCGGTAAAGAACGACAGGAGGAACCGCGGTGCCCGGAGTCGCTCTTACTCTTCTCTGTATGGTAAGGAACAAACTTCTTCTACGTCGAAGCGTAATATCTTGCCCGGGGTATCTCCTATAATGAATCTAGCTAAGACGACTTCATTAGCAAACGGGATTCCGGAGCAGAAGCGATCTACTTATAATTTAGAAGGAGTCACAGAAGAAGAGAGGCTTTTTGAAGTTAATGAATCTGTGCGGAATTTAATTAAAAATCTTGAGGGTGCCGCGGCCAAGAAGCTCGAAGATAAAAATGGAGAACAAAATGAAATCAAGCAAGATTAAGTATAACAAGAAACGTAATACTGCATTTATTTATGAAGCCTTAGTGCGGGAAGTGACAGCGTGCATTTTGAAAGAAAATCATGAACGAAAAAACACTATCGTGAACTTGCTTAAAAAATATTTCCACAACAATAGTATCTTATCCCAAGATTTGCAATGTTATCAATCTCTTTATCATAATCAGAATTTAGAAAAAAGAACGTCAGACAAGATTATCAAAGAAGCAAAACTTCAAAACAAACTTTTAGATACTCCGCTCTTATTTAAAACTCAAACCGCTTTAATTCACGATATTAATAAGCAGGTGGGGTCTGAAATCTATAGCACCTACGTACCCAACTATAAAGATTTAGCAACAATCGCTCAGATCTTTTCTGCCAAGACTAGTCCTAAAAATAGAGTCATTTTGGAGAACGAAATCTCTGATAGCATGTGCGCACATATACAAGAGCCGCCCGAAGAGACTGTAGACAAGGTTCTTTATGAAACGTTTGTGAGCAAGTTTAACACTAAATATGAAACGGGACTGTTAGAATCTCAGCAAGCGCTGCTTTCGCGCTATATCTCTTCGTTTGCCGATAATGCTTTGGAGTTAAAGATTTATCTTAATGAAGAACTTGGGCGCTTGAAAAAAGCACTCAAAGCAGCATCCAAGCTGCCGGAATTTAAAGATGATTCCGTCATGGAAAACAAACGAACTGAATTGCTACAAATCTTAGATCAATATTCCAAAACGAATATTGATGAAACTGTGCTTTTAACGGTGATGAAGACACAAGCATTGGTAGAGGAGATTCAAAATGGCAATCACGATTAAGATTGGCCGCGGCACTGAAAAAGCCACCGTAAAACTGGAAATGGACATCCGCCGCAGTATGGCTGGTGACTTAATGATATTTGATCATGGAGACATCGACATTGTATTGTCTGCCGCTCAAAACAAAATCATCACCTTTCCTAAAGAGACGATGAACGATATGGTCTACGGAGCACAAAATCGTTTATTTGCTCATTTGCGTAAACAAGGATTAATAGTGGCTGAGAGTATTCAAGGAGGCGCCTTTTTTGGCGCACTAGAGGGGACTTTAGAGACGGCGTTTAAAGAAGATCTGAACACCGCTAAGTTGACTTTAGTTAACATCTCTAATTTTATTGATGAAGAACGTCCATATTTTGAAAGCACTGAAGCCATTGTATCGATGACTGATGATGAACTAATCCATCCAGACAAGGCAGATTCTACCGAGCTAGGAGAGGTACCTCAGAAAACTGAACAGGGATCAATTCGACCCGGATTTATTCGAGATCCATATTCGCTGAGTTACTTGTATACTATATAGGAATTTTTTAAGATGGCTGAAATGAAGTCTATAATGGAAAGCTGGCAAAAGTTTGTGATCAAAGAAGAACAAAATTGGGTTACGTGGAGAATGCTGAGCGATACTATTGAATTCATTAGAGATCAAAAAGAAGGTGCTGACACCGCCGAACGTCAACAAAAACTTGCAAAATTAGGTGGCAAAAGTTTATTAAAATTAGCGGCCAGCTTGACCGGTCCAATCGGAGCGCTCATAGATATAGGAATGGACAGCGCCCAGGTCATGGGAGATATGGTAAAGGTATACTCCACAGCCGATGACTCCAAAACCAGAAATAATCCTTTTCTAGATTTATTTAATCTTGATGACGGCTTTGAAGATTTGATTGATGATGACATAGAGGACGAGTTTGTGGAAAAGATGTTATCAGATATACCCGACCACATTAGAAATCACCCAGATCAAGTAATACCTGATTTTGATGGCGTAATACAGGCGTGGCTTCCAACACTTAATTTAAGCGGAACTACCGACAACAATGTAACTAAAACAGGAAAGCAATGACAGAACTATTAACATTTATACTGTGTGCCTATGGGCTCACACAAATTTTGGTATACAGTGATATGCCCTTATTAAAGAAATTGCGACCCTCCAAACAGTTTCTGAGAGGCTATGGTAAAGTATTTCATTGCCCCATGTGCATGGGATTTCATGTGGGATGGATTTTAATGTTACTTTCTCCATACACAGAACTATTTAATTTTGACGTTTCTATCTTTAATTTCTTTCTGTTGGGAGGGTTAGCCTCGGGCACGTCGTATATTTTAAACATGGTTTTCGGAGACGAAGGAGTTAAATATGAACACAGGTATGTGCACAATCAAGTGGATGCTGCAGCCCGTGAGACGGTGCTGTAAGGGATCTTAGCTATGAGTCAAAAGTTATTAAGAGAGTATTATGAACTTTGTGAAGGAGGAGTCTGTCAAGATCTTCTGACCGAAGATGAGAAGCGATTTGTAGCGGCCGGCGGCATGATCTTAACAGGCAAATTACAGGAGGGTGGAGTAGTAAACGGCAACAACCGCATGTACCCTCCAAACATTATCATTAGAGAAGTTAAGAATTATCAGAAACTGGTTCAAGAAAATCGCGCTTTAGGCGAATTGGACCATCCCGAAACAAATGTTATCAATCTTTCTCAAGTATCGCATCGCGTTACCTCTGTGTGGATGGAAGGTAATAACGTAATGGGAAAAGTTCAAGTTATGAACACACCCGCCGGCAAAATTCTTCAGGAATTAGTAAATGGTGGATGCAAGATGGGAATCTCATCTCGTGGCATGGGCTCTGTGCGCGAAGATAAGGGTGTAACAATTGTGGAAGATGATTTTCAACTTATCTGCTTCGATTTTGTCTCA